CTCCTTGGCGGTGTCCTTCATCGTGCCGCGGAGCAGTTCCTGCAGGTCGTGCTCGACGCGGTAGCCGGGCAGCAGTTTGGCCGTCAGTTCGGCCTCGATGCGCTTCGCCCAGGGCCGCAGCGTCTGATCGACCAACGCACGCTGGGCGTTTAGGTCAATTTGCGTGCCAGCCTCGGTGGCCGCCAGGAACGACAGCGGCAGGTTGAGCGCTCGAGCGATCTCGCCCATGGCCGCGGTGCGGGCCGCCGTCACGGCGTCGAGGTCGCCTTGGCCGCTGACGCCCTCGATCTTGCCGCCGCCGTCGATGATCAGCGGCTCGGACGCACCGCCCGACTTGGCATGCTTGGCCTTCCAGGCGAGCAGGATCGTCTGCTTGGCCTGCTCGCTGATCGGCGTGGGGAACTGGAACGACAGGCGCCGGGTCGTACCGGTGGCCGCCATGGTGGCCGCCCAGTTGTCCAGGTCCGCCACCAGTTGCAGCTGCGTGCGGCACTTGTCCAGCGGGCTTTCCCCGATGAACGCCCACCGGCTGTAGCCGCCTTTGACGTGGATCAGGTCGCTGGCCGGAATCGCCTGCCCGTCGAGCAGGTACTGCAGCGGGTTGGCCGACCAGTTGATGGTGATGCGCCCGCGCTCGAGCGGGATGAGTTCGGCGGCCTCGCCGGAGTAGGTGCGTGCGATGTACGCGTAGGCGTTGCCTTGCGTCATGGCGTCGGTCACCAGCCACCGGCGCAGGTCCCAGCCGTTGACCATCTCCGTGCTGCGGCCGGTCAGCAGGCTCAGGGCAGCGGGCTGCACCTCCTGGTCCTTGCTGTCGTAGACGCACAGCGTGACGCTGGCCAGCATCGAGGCCACGCCCTCGATGGCACGCTGGACGCCGGGCAGCGCCTCAACGTCCCCGACGCTGCTGGTGTCGACCAGCATCGAGGCGTTGAAACTGCCCAGGAAGTAGCTGCGGAAGCGCGAGAGGAGTCCCACGCCTCCCCCAGTTTGAGTACGCGCTTTTTCTGTCAATAGGCGGGTGTGACATTTTCTGTCACATTCCGCAAATTGTCGAACTGTCCGCTAGGTGGCGTCAGATGGTCATCACGCCGGACGGCGGCATCCACTGCTGGGAGCGCCCGCGCAGCTCGAACAAGCGGGCCGCGTTGCAGGCCGCCACCAGGGCGTCGATGTTCTGCCCGTCCCGCTTCTGCAGTTTGACCAGCCCCCCGTCGTAGGTCTTGGTGGTCGCATGCCGCAGTTGGTGCAGCAGCACCGGGTCGTCGTGGTATCGCAGGGCCTTCATCCGGATGAGCGCCACGAATGTCGACCAGGCGGGCGCTTGCTCGCGGATGGACTGGGACCGAGCCTCCACCGGCAGGTTCAGTTTGTCGACCATGACCTGCCGTACCCAATTCTGCGTCCAACCGACCTCGTCGACGCCGACGGCCTCGAGTTGGAGGGTGCTACCAAGTTGTCCCAGCAGGCCCTCGACGGCGTCAAAGTCGATGAGTTGCCCGTCGTTGTGGTGGACGTGCCCCTGCTGGACCAATTCGTGCAGCCAGGGCCGCTGCTGCTTCATGTGCCCGAGTTCCCCGCAGGTGAACGACCAGGTGCGGAGCAGCCCGAACTCCCCGCCGTCGACCACCACCCCCACGCTCGTCAGGTCGGCGCGAGCCCCCACGACGCTGCCCAGGCTGAAGTCGATGAACGCCCAGGCCCGGCGCCCGCGCACGTCCTCGAGGCGCCAGTCGAATCGGGCCTGCTCGAGCACGGCCGCGTCGATGCCGACGCTTGCCAGGCTGCCGCCGGGCAGGTTCAGCCGCTGGGTGCGGAACTCCTCGACGCCGTCCGACCGGCTGCCCAGGAACGCCAGTTCTGACCGGATGGTGTCCTCGGTGATGTGCCCGCCATCGATCCACAGCTGCGGGTTCGCCTTGCGCCACTGGACCGGGTCGTGGATGTCGGCGCCCGCATCGGACGCCCAATGGTGCACCGCCCAGTCCTCGCGCAGGCGGCCGGCCAGCAGCTGCGCCTCGGCCTCCTGCCGCCAGCCGGCCCAGGGCAGGCTCAGGTCGTCGTCGGCGGTCGTCGTCATCAGCAGCCGCCCCTCGGCGGTCTTGGTCGCCGCCGTCATCAACCGGCTCAGGTAGTCCCCCTGCAGGCGGGCCGCCTCGTCGGCCAGCACCAGGGCGGGCGTCACGCCGTCGGCCCGCTTGGCGTCCCGTGCGATGGGCAGCATCTTCCCCTTGCCGTGGCGCAGCATCGGCTGGTTGTTCGACATGCGGGCCGCCCAGGGCGTCGTCTTGCCATCCGCAGGCCAGTGGATCTTGGCTAGGGCCTCCATGGACAGGCGGGCCTGCGAGAGGGCCGTGGCGGCGCTCACGACGAGCCGGTCGGCGTCGGGGTCTCTCAGGACCCACCCGGCCAGCAGGGCGGCTAGGAGCGTCTTCCCGTGGCTGCGCGGCACCGAGAACGACACCACCCTGCACCGCTCACGCCGGGCGATGGTGTCGGCCAGCACCGGAACCCAGTACGGGTACAGCACCACGTCGGCCGGCAGCGTGGCAGCGAATGCGTCCACCACCGCCCCGTCGTAGCCGCCTGCCTCGGCGCGTCGAGCGTAAGCCGTGAGCGACGCTGCGGTTACGTCAGACACGCCGCCGCTAGCCGCCGTTGCGTACGCCCATGCAGTCGATGTTTCAATGATGGTTGAATGCATACGGCGATACGCTGTCGGGCGACGACGGGTGGGGAAAAATGGGGGGGTACCCCCACCTATGGGGGGGGGTACATATCAACCACTACCTATTGTGTGTTGCGCCTTATGGCACACTGGGCATAGGAAACGGATGTTGGTCGGGTCGTATTCACGATCAGGATCGTCATGCACCCTGACGATGTGGTGCCCCTCCAACGAGTCCACGATGGCCCTGCACTGCTCACACGCGTAGATCCCACGCGCCTTCCGCAGCTTCTCTTTGAACTGGTTGTACGTCTTGCCCCTGCCCTTGCCCTTGGGCTCGGGCTTGGGTGGCAGCATCGGATCCCACTTGCGAGGTAGTCCCATCAGGGATCCCGCAGGCGTTGGATCTCGAGGTCTCGCAGGAACTGCTGCACGTCGTGCAGGCGCAGCACGATCAGCCACTCGCAGTCATCGGCCCGCATGAGGAGCGCCGTGTGGTCCAGCCGGTTGGCGCTGGCCGCCTGGTCGAGTTCGGCCCGCTGCATGATCGACTCGACGCCCAGGCGGGCGTAGCGCTTCACCTCCCACTTCCAGAACGTCATCGAGGTATCGAGGTCGCTGGCGCCGTCGACACCGTTGCGGGCAGCCCGCTCGGCTGCGATGCCCAGGTGCTTGCGCAGCATCTCGGCTGCCTCGAGTTCTCCCCTGGCTCCCTTGTTTCGCTGCATGCGTCCCATCAGCCAGTCCCGTCTGCCAGTCGGCGCTCGATTTCGTTCGTTTCGTAGTGGGACAGCCTGGCGCGCAGCCTGGCATTCTCGACCTCGAGCATGCGCACCTCGGCCAGCAGCCGGTCGTGGGCCTTGCGCAGCTCGACGGCCCTGTCGGCTAGTGCGTCGATGGAGTTCAGGATGGACTTGACATCATCCGTGTTCATTTTGCTGCACCTTCTTCGGTAGTGACTTTGCAATGCCAGCGAAACGGACTTCCTGCGCCAGTTCGCGCAACTCCATGGTGAGTAGGCCGATACGTTCACGCCATTGTTGTCGTTCGGCATTGGCTTCCTCGGCAACCTTGACTGCGTCGTCACGTTGGGAGCGCATTTTGCTGTGCTGTTGAACTAATTTCAGGAGATTGTGAATCAGGTTTAGTTCCTCCTGTAGTTCCTTATTCCAAGGCTTGCGTTCCTCCTGCAGTTTTGTCCTAAGGTCATGCAGTGCTTTCTCTTTGATGCGTAGTTCCGCCAGCATGTCCTGGAATAGAAGGTGCCTCATGCTTCTCCTCCTCGACCGCCGGGCGTGGCCGGCCCATAGGCCGGTCCATCGTCCCGCCGGTCGATGGCTTCTTCGAATCGTTCCACCATCTCGTCCGACAGGCGGTGCGTCGGTAGACGCAGTCCGCCTGCGTCTCTAATTCCGTTGGGGGGGGTTGACAAACCCCCAGTGCTGGAGGTATGAAGCGCCCTGCGGGACGATGCTTCGCTAGGGCTCGCACGCTCCTCGGGTGCTTCAACTCCCAATGGGGGGGTTCTAGGGGGGGCCGCCAGGAGCGCCCGCCCACCATCGACAAACTGCTGGAAATGCCCGGGCTCGGTCAGGTGCCACGTGCCCTTGTCATCATGGCGCGGCAGCGTCGACAGCAGGGCCTCGACGTGTAACAGGGCGTCACATTGGTCCTCCCTGGGCAGCGGCTCGGTGTCCTCGAGGTCAGCGAACCACGACCCGTCGCCGGGCTTGACCCACAGCGCCTTAGGGCGGCCGCCCGCCCTCTCGGCCTCCCTTGCCGTCCGGAAGGGCCCAGCGGCCCTGCCCGTGCCCCGTGGCTGGAACGACCAGTAGGACACGATCCGAGCCGCCATGGACGGCTGCTCGGCGTCGTACCGGGGCACCAGCCTGGCGTAGCCCTTCTGCAGGTACTCAACCGTGATGGTGTTGCCAGTCTTGGACTCGCGGGCCCGCTCGATGGCCAGCGCCACCAGCCGCTGATCGAGTTTGCCGAAGCGCTCGTGGAACCCCTGCTGCTGGGCCTCGGGCGCCCGCGTGAGCGCCGGGAAGGCGCGGAGCAGGGAGTGCCAGTTGGCCCCCCACGACGGGGTGTCATCGTCAGAACGGAAGGTCATGGTGATCCCCCAGGTCGATTGGCGTGGCCCTCTCGGCACGCTC